GACTTTGAAAGCGCCGACAAGCTGGCGGCCTATGTCGGCATCGTGCCGAAGGTCAGCCAATCCAACGATACGGACAATCGCGGGCGGATCACCAAACGTGGCAACAAGCTGATGCGGACGACCTTGGTGCAATGCACGCTCATCGCGACCCGCTACTCAGGATATCTGAACGCCTTCTATCAGCGCATCAAGGAACGCCGCGGTGCAGGAAAAGCGATCATCGCCACCGCGCGAAAGTTGCTGTCGATCATCTACGATACGCTCAAGAACGGCTGGGTCTTCGAAGATTTTACCGAATTTAAAATAAAACAAAATCAATGTCCTACTGGACAACCATCATAGGAGCGAAACCGATGATCCTTGTGGCGTTCCTTTGTGGCGCCGGTTGAATGGACCTGTCGTGCTCTTGTCATGATCTGCGAATTTGTGATGAATGAACGCTTTAAAGACATATCGTTCGTGCGGGGTCAGGCTGACTTGTTTAGCATCATTTATCTTACTTTCGAGATACCAAGCCGGAATATTGTCAAAGTACTTCTCGAAATCAATTTGCACTGCGAACAATTTTCCGTCGCTCTGGTATTCTCTCAGTGCCAGTATTGCGTCAAAGACATCCTTATCCGGATGATAGGCAAAGGAGGAAGGTGACAAGCGCTTTGTGTTTCGATCCCTAGTTCTCCGTAATACAACATTTGCAAGTGCTGCGTCTGGAATGGAAAAGGCCATGATGGATCGCTTACTGCCATCAGGCTTGGGTATCTGGTAGTTTATTGCAGGGCTTGGCTCATAGGTGCTTTCGAGGACCTTATGCCAAATTGTCTTAGACAAGAAGTTCGCGTGGCGCGAGCAATAAACGGGATCAAAGTGTTTTGGCTTTGGCAGAGTTGGCGCTACTGAAGGAAGTCCGGCTGTGACACCAGTCCGCTTTTCGAACTGCTGTCTATACTTTTCTTCTGACTTTGCCTCTCGCTCTTGTTTGGAAAAAGCTTTGCGACAAAGGCGCTTGATTTCTTGTTTAATGGCGTTCTGCATGAATTCCCTGAAGTAGGTCGGCGGCGGGGCTGAGAGTCAGGGATTCCGATAGATTTTACAACCCACCGTCACGATAACCTTTTCAAGCTATCGCGCCATCAGCGCCATAAACGCTCGGTACTTTGCCCACGCCGCCTCGGCTACTACGCCAGTGAAGACACCCTAGAAGAGAATTCTAGGGCGGTCAATCAGCGTCGGGCTGACTTGTTTTGGGTAAATCAGCTGGGTACAAGTTTACGTTTGCGAGCCTCGTGCGACTGGTCATATGTCGCGCCAACCTGCCACAATGCTCCCTGGCACGCCTTCCACCGCCCTTTCCGCATCCCGCGCTAGGTCCAGCCGTTTGCGCAGTTTGACCTGCGGCACCAGCAGGAAGATCGGCACGGTTGCCACGCCGCGTCCGGTCTTGGACCTCGACGCAACTGCGCGCCCTTTCGAATTCAGCCGCCCCTCGGCTACCAGCAGGCTCGGCCCACGGCGGCGGTAGATGAACCGCAGGCGAAGGCCGGTGCGGCGTTCCCATTCGCCGGGAGTGATGCGCCCGCCTTTGGTGCTCTTACCTGCCGTTGGCGTGGGGATCGCCAGCCAGAACCCATTCTTGGACCGGATCAGCGGCCCGGTATCATGCGCGCCGATGATCACCGGCGCTTTCGACCAGACCAGTGCGGCGGCATTCAGGCTTGTTGTGCCCTTGGGATACTGTTCCGAGCGGATCGTGCGCGCGAGCCGCTGACCCAGCCCCGCGCCGGTGATTTGCCCACGCCAGGCGGTTTTGAGATTACTGCCCGCCTCGCGCGTGGCGGTGGTGACAGCGCGTTCGCCCGCCTTGATTTCAGCCGCCATCATCGCGGCCAGATCAGGCGTGATATCCAGCTTCAGCTTCATGCAGGCCTCAGATCTACGGTCCAGACCAGCCGCTCCCGGTCCCGCACGGGCTCCCCCTGAATGTTGAAACCCTCGCCGTCGATCTCGATGCGGTCGCCGGGGCGCGGGTTTGGCACCTCGGCTACCCGCAGATCCACCCGCGTGGTTTCCGACCAGAGCCGCGCATCACCGAAGCTGGTCACATCATCCGCGCGGCGCATAACCACGCGGATGAGCTGGGCTGTGCCCGAGCTTGCGATATAGGTCGCCTCCCGGGCGATGTTCGGATCGGCAAAGAGATTGTCGATGGCGGCAGCAAAGACTGACACGCGCTTGTCCTGCCGCTATCAGTTCGAGCTGTGCAGACGAATAGCCAGGCGCGGGCGTTTGTTTACGGGCAGGATGGAGCTTTCGGTCATCAGATCGATCCAGCGGCCCTTGGCGTCCATCATCTGGCGGGCATACAGCGGCAGGCCGACCGTGTTGGCGGTTTCCAGCAGATTGGCCGGCCCGCCATAGGTGGTGAACGTATCAAACGTGCCCAGCGGGAAGGCGATGCCCTCGCCGGTGGGGATCAACCGCTCTGAGCTGCCATTCGAGAGGGTGACCGAGCCGTTGTATTCCTCAAAGAGGATCCCTGAGAAGGGGAAGGCGCGGCGCATATCATCGCGCAGTGGCTGGCCGCCAGTGGCTGAATAGAACTTATAGGCGTCCTCGGTCTTGGGGTGGCTGATCAACTTGTCGAAGAATTCCGAGCTGACCAGCGCATGCGCCGTGGTCATGGTCTCACCCAGCAGATTGTCCTCGATCGCGCGCAGCACGGTGCGGACCTTGCCCTGCACATTGGTGCCAGCAGTGCCGAAGACGAAATCCACCGAGACCTGCGAGAGCCCGAATTCGGTGAAGTAGTTGTAGAGCGTGGTGCCTGCGCCATCCTTCACGATGCCGCGCAGCGCGTTCATCTCCATATATTCGCGTGTCTGGGCATGCTTGCGGCGCATCAGCGTCAGCTTGCGGTTCATCACCTCGACAAGCGGGTCGGCCGCGTCTGATACGCCCAGCGCGGGCATGCCCTGGATATCAGCGGGCAGGATCACATCGTCATGCGGGATCCATGGAAGCGCAAAGCTGCGCATCGAGCGCGCCTCGCGATTGCCAACGGTGGCGGGCGCGCCGAGCGGGACTGAGGGCAGAAGGCTCAGGACGCCCTCGCGCTGCTCGATCACGATGGAGCGTTGCGTGACGCCTTCAAAGCGAAACAGGCCGATCTGGCCGAGGCGGGTATAGAGATTGGGCAGGATGTTGATGGCCTGCGTCATCTCGGCGAGCGAATAGCCGCCCGCGTCAAACGGGTTGCGGGTGATGGTCATGGGGAACTCCGGGGAAAGAGGGGCAGGGAGGGAACGAGGATCGCCGGATCAGGCGGTATCGCGCGCGATGATTCCGAGGCTGGCCAGCTGGCCGATCTTGGTGGTGATCTTGGCACCATCATCAACCGTCGCGTCATAGGCGAGGGCAGCGCGTGAAACGATCGCGGGGCCGCGTATAATCACGACGCCGATGGCATCGGTGGCGCTGGCATCGACCGCATAAAGCAGCACGGCGCCTGCGGTTTGCGCGCCATCCGAGCCGCCAGATGTGGCAAGTTTGTATTTGCCACTGGCGGTAATGCGGCCCAGCACGGCGCCCACCGGATAGGCGGTGCCGACCAGAAGCGTGACGGTTTCGCGGGTGTAGTTGGGATTGACCTCGTATTTGAGGAGATCGCCCATCGTGGCGGGTTGTGTAAGAGCATTCATGGCGTAGGTCCTGTGTCAGGTGTACAAATGAAGAACCCCGCCGATGCAGATCAGCGGGGTGGGGCGATAAGGTGATTTTGGGTCAGTTCGCAGCGTCTTGGGTTGGTGCAACCGAAAGCACGGAGCCGCTCAGCCGCGCGGGCTGGCTGCGGCCCGTTTCGCCGCCGCCACGATCGGGCTTTCGCTGGCCGTGGGCAGGATGGGCGAGGGGGCGGCGGCAACCACATCCCGCGCGTCCGATGCATCCGACGCGCGTTGCAGGACCAGCTTGCGCAGGGCCTCGGGGGTGGTGCCCTCGCGCAGCGCGATCGCTGCGTCGATCACAATGCCGAGCCGGCCCGCCTGCGCTGCGATCTCGGCGATCTCCGCCGCCGCCTCGCGAAACTGCGCCGAGAGCTCGGCCAGATTGCTGCGCGACGCGGATTGCTGTTCCGGTGCTGATGCAGATGGCGGGTGCGAGGGTTTATGCGTTTGGCTCTCAGCGGTTGACTGGGCAGACGCTGGCAAAGCGGCGGGGTCCTCCACATCGGTGGTCCCGTCATCAGCAGGTGAATCATCAGCGGAAGTATCACCGGGGGTATCGATTGCATCATCCGGCTGCACATCGCTGGCATCCTCTGGCATTGCATCATCCTGGTCTGGCGCATGGGACATGGGTCTCTCCTTACGGGGTTGGTGGAGTGTGTTTCGGGACGTAGCGGCACCAATGCAGGGCAGCGCCCTAGTTGGCCTACCTGCAATCATCTGGCGGAAACCGGCAAAGCCGCGCGTCAGATCGGTAACCTCGTCGGCAAGACCCGCCGCCACGGCATCCGCCCCGCGATATGTCGCGGCCTCGGTTGCCATTGCGACATCCTCGCTCAGCCGACCCGCGCGTCCCGCGGCCACGGTTTCCGCGAAGAGAAACCGCAGCACATCGATCTCGCGCTGGATATCGCCTTGCACGTCCTCGGGTAGCGGCTGATAGGGATTGCCATCGACCTTGTGCCGACCGGAATGGATCAGCGTGACGCGCACGCCGTCCTGATCGAGCTGCCCGCTCATATCTGCGTGCATCACCACCACGCCGATGCTGCCGACGGCGCCGGTGCGCGGCAACAGGATGCGGTCGGCCTGAGAGGCCAGCGCATAGCCTGCCGAGAAGGCGTGTTCGGCAACAAAAGCCCAGACCGGCTTGGTACCCCGAATTGCACGAATGCGATCTGCGAGGTCAAAAACCCCGGCCACTTCGCCTCCAAAGCTATCAATTTCCAATGCAAGCCCGCGCACGGCTGGATCGCTGGCCGCCGCCTCGATCTGGGCGGTAATACCCTCGTAGCTGGTTTGGCCCGAGGACTGGCCGATCCATCCGCCGCGATGAATGAGCACCCCGGATATCTCGATCACCGCGATACCGTCGATGATAGGGTAAGGCACATCGCCATGGCGTTGATAGCTCTCCGCCAGGCCACCCGACAGCAAGCTGGCGCGTGCGGGCTGGGCGGCTGTACCGGGCGTCTCTGGCACATCGCTGTCCACCATCTCGACCCGCCGCCCCAGAATGCGTGGCCCCAACCCAGACAGGAAGGCCATGGCCTTGGAAGGTTCCACCAGCAGAGGCGTGTTGAAGGCGCGCGCGGCAATGCGTGCATGGAGCATCAGGCTTGGTCCTCGTCTGGGCGCGGGCGGTCCTCCGCGTCATCTGTGCTGTCGGTGTCGTCTTCGCCCTCTGGCACGGCCTGCACGCCCTGCGCAGGTGAGCCGGGGCGACGGAAGTCGAGGCCGAGCAGCCGCTCGCGCGCCCTCTCTGCGGCGATCTCTCGGTCGACCTGTTCGGCGTCGTAGCCGCGCTCGGCGATGGCTTGTCCCATTTGGTTGGCAGCCAGTCGGCCGTGAGCAGTCGCGCGCGGTTGGCCTCGTAGCCGGGCAGGGTGAGCGCGCCTGACAGCACGGCGGCATCCAACCAGCGCGCATAGACCGGGCGGCAGAGCTGATACACCATGACGGAATGCTGCCAGGCCGAGACGCGGCGGCGGAATTCAATGAGCGCCAGCCGCGAGTTCGAGAAGTTTCCCTTCACCATGTCATTGGCAAGGTAAGGGTAGGGGATGCCCAGCGCGGCAGAAATCTGCAGCAATGTCCGGTACTGGAACGGCTCATAGGTCGCGCCACTATCGGCAGGCTGGCCTACAGTCACATCCTCGCCGGGATCCAGCCGCACGATCTGGCCGGGGCTTATTTCCACGCCGTCTGGAAGATCGTCATCCTCGGCGGGTGCCAGCGGGTTCTCTGGCGCAGGCGAGGTCACGAACATCGCGTACATCGCCGCGACCTTTTTGCGGTCGAGCTCGGCATCGTCATACTGATCGAGCAGAAACAGCTTCACGATGGCTGGGGCCAGCTTTGAGACCCCGCGCAGCTGCCCGCCCTCGACCGGATCGATCACATGGATGACCTCTGACGCAGGCACACGGACAATCTCACCCGCCAGCCCCGGATCAGTGCTATCGCCTGGGTGACGGCGCAGGAAGTGATAAGCGACGCGGCGACCGATACGGTCGAACTCGATCCCCTGACGAACAGCATTGCCATTGGCGGCAACACCCGTCTGCTCCAGCGGCAGCATCTCGGCAGGGAGCATCTGTAGCTGCAAAGGCACCGCCAGCCCATCACTCGTCCGACGCATCCGGATCCGGAAGAACACCTCGCCCGCGATAAACACCTCGCGCGCGGCGCGGCGCTGCAACCCGTAGAAATCGGTCAGCCCTTCGGCATCGGCTTCATCCGTCCAGGCCAGCCATAGCCGCTGCAGCTCTTCCTTGCGCGATGTATCCCCGATCTTGGAGATCGGCTTGATCCCGTCGCCGACGGTGTTGGCGGCCCAGCTTTCGACCGCGTTCACGGCATAGCCGTTGTTGCGCACCAGCCAGCGGGCACGGGCAGTGATGTCGGGGCCCGAGGCTGCAATCAGCGCGTTGACATGCGCGCGCGTGGCCCAAAACCCGCGTAGGCGGCGATGATGCTGACCAGCCTCAAACCCGCCGATGAAGGCCCCGAGGCGCTGACGCCAGTTCATCAGAGGTCCTTCACGGCGTAGGGCCGTAGCACCCGCCCAGCGCCGCGCTCGAGTTTTGCAATGCGACGTTCGACATCGCTGATCGCAGCGGCCAGTTCGGCATCCGAGCCATAAGTGATGCTTTTGCCGTCATAACTGACAGACCGCGTGCCGCTGTAGCGCTCGGCCAGGAGTGCCGCGTGGCGGGCTTTCAGTTCGTCGAGGGTCATTGATCATTCCATGTAGCGGGGCGTGCTGATCTTCCAGCCGCGGCGCCGGGGTGCGGTGATGCGCCCGGCCTGTGGTTCAGTAATCGGTGCAGTTTCTGGTTTCACCGCTGCGGCTGTGATTGCCGCCCCCGCCTGTTTCTCCAGCTGCCGCCACATACGCTCGTCGAAGCGGTCCGCGCCGAGGATCCATGCTGCCGCTCGGGCATAGACTCGTGTATCCAGAGCCTCATTGCGCTCGCGCAGCTTCTGCCATTCCTGCCGGGCATAGCCACGCTTGTCGCGGATCGTGACCAGCTGCTCGGCGACCAGCTGCTTCAGCCATTCGCTGTCGGCCCAGTCCGGCAGGTGGATTGTGCCTGCGGGCGTGGGCGCGCCGCTGGACAGGTCTTCATCACTGGGTCGTTCAATACGCAGGTACCGATAGGTCTCAGCCTTGAAGGTCGCCGTGGCCACGGTCCAGAGCCGCGCGCCGCGTTTCAGCTTGCGGCCATTCACGGTGGCATCGACATAGGTCGGCCCGGACACAGGTGTGGCCCGGTTGAAGCCTTCGAGACCTTTCACCGGGGCCACCTGCGCAATGCCCTGCTTGCGGGACCATGCGTAGACGGCGGCAGACTCGTAGCCCGTGTCGATTGCCAGCCTTGCCAAGGTCATGACCGCGCCGTTCTCATGCTGCCATGTTTGGCCCAAGAGCGCGGTCAGCTTGTCCCAGGCTGCCGGATCGTCCGGCCCGCCCGGGATGACGATGTGATCGACCAACCAGCTCGTCATACCCCGGCCCCAGGCCCAGACATCGACTTCGATGCGGTCCTTTTGCACGTCTACGCCTGCGGTCAGGAACAGCCCACCCAAAGGTACCTGCGCGGCAAACACCTCTCGCCGATCTGCCAGACGCTGCCATTCCGGCGCTTCGCCGCTCTCGACCCACGTCTCGCCCAGCAGCGTGTTGCGCGCGGCGCGCAGCATCTCGTCCGAGCCTTGGGCCGCCAGCCAGTCTCGCGCGATCTGCTCCCAGCTCTTCCAGCCGATGGGCGAATAGAGGGCCGAGAGGTGGAAGCCAATGGCATTGGGGTTTTCCGAGACAGCGGTTGCCTTCCATTCGCCCCGTTCCAGCATCTGCGTCTTGTGATGCTCCGCGATGGGCGTCTCACACCCTTCGCAATGATAGGCCGCTGTGTCGGGCCGACCCTTGTCCCAGCGCAGGCGCTCGAACTGCAGCCATTGCATGTGGCCGCAATGCGGGCAGGGGACAAAATACCGGCGCTGGTCAGAGGCATCGAATTCCCGCTCAATGCGCGACAGCCCGCGGATCGTCGGCGTCGAGACCATGAACACCTTGCGCCGGTGCGCGAAGGTGGTGGTTCGCGCTTCCGCCAGCGTGACCGGATCGCCTTCTTCATCGGCAGAGGCGGGATAGGCATCCACCTCGTCCAGAAACACATAGCGTGCAGGCATGGATCGCAGGCCAGTGGCGCTGTTCGCACCCGTCAGCACCAGAATGCCGCCGGGGAATTCCTTGGACAGCATTGAATTGCCGGCATCACGCGACCGCGCAGGTTTCACGCGTTCCTTGAGTGCGGCACTATCCTCGATCAGCGGATCAATCCGGCCGCGCGATGTGCGCTTGGCCATTTCCACCGTGGGCAGCACCGCCAGCATTGGCCCCGGCGCGTGGTGGATCACGAAGCCAATCCAGTTGTTCCCGGCCTCGGTCGCGCCGACCTGCGCGGCTTTCATGAAGCTGATGCGCTGCGCCGGGTGGTTGGGCGAGAGCGCATCCATGATCGCGCGCAGATACGGCGTACGCGCCGTCCGGTACCGCCCCGGCTCGGCCGAAGCGCGCGAGGACAGCCAGCGATGCGCATCGGCCCATTCCGACACGGTCAGATCGGCATCGGGCCGCATCCCCCGCCGCCACGCCCGCAGGACGCGTCGAGCTGCTCTCGGACATGGGTTTCCAGCACCCTTTGCAGGATCGCAGTCTCGAGTGTCACGGGGCTGCCCGTTGCTGCCTCCATCTCTGCGGCAAGTTGTGCGGCCATCAGGGCGGCCACGCGAGTGGGCCAGGTGACCCAGACATCACGCTCCTGGCGGGCCAGGCGAAACACCAGCGTTTCGGCCCGCGCGCGGTCGACCAGAACGCCCTTCTTCTTCTGGATCGACAGTTGCCGTTCCTGCGCCTGATAGACCGTCAGTGCGGTGCGCGCCTGGGCGTCTGAGGCGGCGGCGTTGATCGAGCCATCGGCGAAGAGCACCAGCCGCCCGTTCTTGCGCGCTTTTTGCACCGCGCCGCGCGAAAGGCCGGACTGGTTGGCGTAGGCGCGTTCAGACAGACCTTCCATGGCGCTGCTGAGGCTCTCAAACTATTGGAAATAAACGGAAATGCTCTGCTTATTCAGTTGATTACACTCCCGAATAGAGCGACTCTGTGACCAAGGAAACAGGTGCATCGCGCACCAAACATACCGCCAGAAAGGATCAAACCCATGACCATCGCAATCCCCTCCGACACGACCCGCATCTTCATCGACCGCACCCGCTTTGCGCAGGCCATGAGCACTGCCACGCTGCAGCGCCACCTCAATGACCAGAACCTCAACGCTGAGGTCTTCGAGATGGCCGGGCGGGTCGGGATCGACTGCCTGACCATCGAGCTGGCGGATGTTGTCCCGGTCCTGAAACAGCACGGGCTGATCTGAGCCTGCACCACCATCACAGACATATCCGGAGAACGCCCATGCCCCGCAGCCCAAAGACCGACCCGCTCGCCCAGCGCGACGCCCAGCTTCTCGAGATCGCCGAGCTACACCTGTTTCTTGAAACCCTTGAGACGCGCAATTCTGATGCGCTGGATTTCCACGACGCCTCGGTCTGGGCCATTCGCTCCGCGCTGGAGGCGGCGTTTGAAGCTGGGCGCCGCGCAGGCAGCACCACCGTTTCTGACGATATCCATTCCTGAAAGGACATTTCCATGACCGCCAAGACCACAATCCGGATCAGCCATGATGCATTGCCGCGCGAATTCGACCGCACTCGCCCCGATATCGTGGCCGAGGTCATCCAGACCGCGCTGCGCGAGGCGGGGGTCAGGGCCGACGCCATGGACGGGGCCGCGTCTCTCAGGATCGACCTGCCAACGGTACAGCTTGCCAAAGCCTGCGCTGTGCTGGTTGACCTGCAACTGATCTGAAGGGACAGGGCCATGAGCACGCGTGCACAGATTGCCATCCAGATCGGGCCCGAGGAATGGGCGCACATCTATACGCATTATGACGGGTATCCATCGCACATGCTGCCTGCGCTGGCCCCATGGACGCCAGAGGACATTCTGGCGGCAAAGGAAATCCGGCAGGTCCGTGCCGGTGAGATCGAAGCCTTCGATACGCCCCGCGATCCGGTCATCCTGCCGCGCCCGACGCGCCAGTTCTGCCATCTGTATCTCTGGCTGGGCGGCATGTGGGTCGAGGTCAATCCCGATGCCGAGTGATCCTTCCCTGCTGAAAGGTGCCTGCGATGCCTGATTTGTCCCTCAAGACGGTATCGTGCGCCGCAACTGCGCCATTGGCTTTGATCTGCGCTTCTGCCGCAGCATTGCTGTGTCCGAGCATGACCGCGACACCGAGAGCTGCGACCCGACGGACGCCGATTTCGCCACCCTCTATGCGCTGACCGATCTGGGCGAGGCCATCGCGATCCACGATGCCG